TTGATATGAAATTTTATGAATTTTATTGAAGGGTTCTAAGATTTTTTATCGAATAGTATATACGAATTAATTTTTTATTAATTCGCTGAGTTTTGAGCTGTATGGTGGTCCAGACCTGCAGCTCTTTTAATTTTCTTCTAACTCTTTTTTCATCTCTTTTCTTAAAAGAGATTTAATATAAGCACTTTTATTTCCTCCAACGTCTCTTACTTTTTCTAATACCCAGTTGTATAACAATTTATCTTCTATATCTGTTGTCTTAAAAGATACTTGAATAATTTTAGGTTTATATTCTTCTTTCATTTTTGTCTCCCTTCTGTAGTCTTAATTAATCTTATGTAAGAATGTAGAAAAAGTTTCCTATTTTATTAAATAATTTTCTAGATTTTTTTATAAACTTCTAGAAGGTATTAAGTATTCATATTTTGGAAATAAACTTTATGAGGTGATATTATGAATTTAAATTATTTAGGATATGGATTATTAATAGGTCCTGCTATTTTAGTTATAGGTGGAGTGATATGGTGTTGCTTAGTAATAAATAATGATATATAAAAAGACTAGGAAATTATCCTAGTCTAAATTATTATTCCAGATTATCTATAGCATACTGTGCTTCTTCTTCTGTAAACTGTCCACCATACTGTGATACTAGTTGGTCATAAATTGCCGCTGGTGACATTGACATAGTTTCTTGGTAAGTTTCAGCCGATTTTAATGCATTTTCTTTCCAATCTGCTTCTACATTATCTATAGCATATTGAGCTGCTTCTTCTGTAAACTGCCCTCCGTATTCAGAAGTTAACTGATCATATATTCCAGCCTTAGACATATTCATCACATCACTATAAGTTTTTGCTTGTTTAAGTGCAGATTTATATTCTGTTGGTACACTTTCTTTTGTTTCTTCTTCAGTTGCAATATCTTCTCTTGATTCAACCTCTGTATTTTGCGCTACTTCTTTGCTTTGGTTGTCCATTGAAGAGTTAGCGTTATCTCCACCATCAGAACCTATAGCACCTATTATTGCTAATACTAATATGCCTGTTAGTATTTTATGCTTCATAAAAAAGTTTCTTTGGTCTTTTCCACAACTAGTGCATTTTTTTACCCCTTTTGCTAATTCCTTACCACATGCCTTACAATTAGTTAATTTGTTATTCATTTCAAATCCTCCCCCAAATTATGTATTATAACTATTTGTAAGTATACATCATACTTGTTGTTGTATTTTGTAAAAAATTGTATTTAAATAAAAAAAGAGCTAGAGCATATAGCCCTAGTCTTTTTATGTTGATATTATGCAATTGGTTATTAGTTACCACCTGTAGTAGTTAAATTTGTGTTCTACTACTAACACGACGAGTTGTTATTTATATTATAACATATGATTAGAAAATAATTTCATCGTCTTTATGATATATACTAATGTAGTTTGTTATTAACTACTTTTATTTTTATTAATATATTCTAATTCTAAGTATAAAAATCTTAATTTGATGTATACTATAATTATAAATATTTATTTACAAAAACTATTAATTATTGTACTATTATAGTAATAAAACTATAAATACTATCATAAGTATTTATATAAATAGAGAAAGGAAATTCTAACTTGATTAAGTTAAAAGGTACGATGTACGCTCTATTTTTTTGAAGAAGCCTTTTGTATCGACGATGCTAGGCTTCTTTTAATTTATATCCAATACATTTATTATTCCTCTATGCAATACGAATTTATTAGCTGTGTTTATTTTTGTAGTTGGATGAGTATATTTAAAATGTATATTTTTATTGTATGTAGATTTCTTTGTATTTTTATTAAACCTTGGGGTTAAAACAACTTGTCCTATGTAGCCATTATCAAATAGTATATTGAATACTTTCTTGATATAATCCTCTCCGGTATTAGAAAAAAATTGTTCCGCATTTGTTTTAAATCTGGTATATGTAAAATGTACATCTCCGATTCTTGCAAAAACATGAATTAAATTATCTATATCTTCATCCTTTATAAATCCACTTAATTCATTTTTCATTTCCTCATAAAAATAATTGTTAGAATATTGTTTTATTACATGTCTTAACTTACTATAATTTAATGATTTTTCTTCTGGAAATTCTTTTTTGCATTGTTCTAAAAATTGAAGTATGTCTCTTGGTTTATACAGTGTATTATTTAATACATATTTAAATGAATCTACTCTATTATTTATTTTTTCAGGAAAAATTTCGTACCATCTATTATGAACCTTTTCTTTTTCTACTCCTGATAATAAAAATCTTAATTTAACTATTTCAAATAAATCTTTATCATTTATCCAACTTAATATTATGCCACTATCTCTTTTTATTTTGTTAAAATCAGGATCTATCATACCTGTAAGTATATCTTCTCTTACTAAAATAATTATTTTAAAGTTTATTTCATTGTCATAAAAATAGTCATTCAGTAAATTTATAGTTCTTAGCAATCCTGATAATATTTCTATTTTAGACTTTTCATATCTTAAAATATCATCTAATCCATCTATTATTAAGTATGTGCTCTCTTCTTCAAAGTGAATTTTATTTAAACCTTCTTTCATATAATCACACAGAGCACCTTGAGTATATTCATTTAACCCTATATCTTGTTTTTCTCTATTTAATTTAAAAGTATTCCAAAAATTAATTTCAATGTTATTCCAGTTAATTAATGTATTATTTATAGAGCTTTTTTTCTTTATAATATTATTTTTATTTAAAAATGATATTATATCATTAAATTCATCTACAGATGTATAATCTTGTGATTCATGTAATGTTTTGTAAACTTCAATTAATATAATTAATTCCCATGCTATCTTGTATTTTTGACCGCCTTCAACATTTTCTCTTCCTAATCCATCAAATAGATTAAATTCTAAATTTGACAATGTTACTAATTTAGCTTTTTTTACTTCTTTTGTATTTACCATAGTTCTTATTTTGGCACTATATGCTGTTTTACCAACGCCTTTATTTCCTATAAGTATAAATTCATGTTCATCTAATAATCGTTGCAATATTCCCTTTGGGTCATAAAATGCATCTTCTATTATCTTTGGATATCGTTTTAATTCTTTTTCAGAATCTGCAAATCCAAAGTTATACTCCTTTAATTTCATATTTTACCCTTTCTTTAAATATAATTTTAACTTTATGATATCAAAAAATAATATTTTTTTCTACAAATTCATTCATAATATCATAAAGTTGTGCTTTTAATAATGTTATTTATAAAATAATATTATATTAACTGCAAATAATCCGTACTCACATATCCAAGACCTTTATTACCTTTGTATCCTTCTATACTTATCCATCCATTTAGACAATAATTAAGTTTAACTATATCTCCTTTATTAAGTTTTCCTATTATATTATATTGAGTTCCTCGGTCGTATCTAATATTTAAAACATTAGCTGTTACTTTTGCTTTTTTACCTGTATAATTACCATTTTTAAAAGTTAAAGTATCACTATCACATTTAAGTTCTTCTTCTACCATTTTCTTAAATTGACTCATATTAGTTCTATGAGGACAGTTCTTCTTAGCAAAATCTCTATGAGCTTTTACTCTATCGATTCCCCAACCATACTTTTTAAGAAGTTCAGCAACTACTTTAGCCGCTAACTTTTCAGCACTTGTAAATCTAGTGCCTCCACTTTTAGAATAACAAATCTCTATTGAAATATGTTTTCTATTTCCTTGTCCATTACCATCTCCACAAGCATAAGCACTTCTGTTAAGAGGTAATCCTTGTATAGCTTCTTTATCATCAACAGCTATATGATAAGATACTTTGTTATTGTTAGATTTCATATAAGAAATTTCATTTTTAGCTGAGGCATCATTGTAAGTATTATGTACTGATATTCCTATTGGATTCATGCTATAAGGGCATTTTATATTATATTTGTTACTACTTACTAAATCTTGTCTTATTAAACTCATATTAATTACCTACCTTTTCACTGTATTTTTTATTACCTTTTTTTAATTGTATTAATGCATTTTTTAATTCTTCTGGCACAGGAATACCAATTGCAATAATATTTTCTAATATGCTAAAACCTTCATTACCTATATACCAAAAGCAAGTAATGCTTCTAAATACCCACCCTTGACCAAGTAATCTATCTAAAGATACAGCTACTATTAAAATGATAAATATGGTTGATTTTTTTAATATTCCTTTGCCGCCATATTCACTACTAATCTGTTTATTAATAAATGCTTTAGTTATACCTGTTATATAGTCTAAAACCATAAATGTAACTAAAGTCATCAATGGTAAGTCCCATGCTCCAAAGAGCCAAACAAAGAATGTCCCAATTGTTGCCATGATAATATTTATCCTTTCGTTGTATATATTCATAGCGACCTCCTTTAAAATATGTTATAATTTATATATAAAAGAGGTCGTAATTACATAAAAGAGACTGTGAAGTTGTTTGCCCTACTAATCACAGTCTCTTTTTTATTTATATTTTTGTATTAAAAAAAGAACTCTTAAAGTTCTAACGTTGTATTATTTATATCTGCAAAATCTTCTGGGTATAATATGTAAGCTAAACTTTGCATATCCCCACTTAAAACTGCTTGAAGCCCTTCCTCTAACCTTTTATTTTTGGCTTCTAAAATGGATATTTTATTTTGCAAAACTTGCATTTCTGTTTCGCTTGAAAAATCTATATAACCAAAATTTATATCATAATGTAATGCAATGATTTCTTTATCGCTATTATTATTTACTATATGGTTTTTTTCTTCTTCTGTTGTAAAATAAAATCTCATAAAACACCTCCACCCTTTTATATAACATACTATACAACATAGTCACCTTTAATTCTACATTCTTTAACTTTATACCAATCTGCCCACTCATGCTTAGCAAATAAAAATTTTACAACATCACCTTCAACTACATCTGCGATTACAACAGAAGCCCTTCCTGGATAACTTTCGTTAGCTGAACTTGTGTCTAATGTTTTCGTAAATATAGTTACACCATTTCGTTCTACTATAATATCAGCATATGTTGTGTTTGATATATTAGACCAACCCAAATAAGAGGCTGTTATAATTCCATGTGAACGCATTGTATATTCTATATAAGGTGTTTTTTTATTGCTAGTAAATGTTTCAATTTCATCTTTCTTATATATAATACCTTCACCTTTAACAATGCCACGAACAGTTTGTATATTTTTAACATTACCTATTAAATCCCCTATTTTAGCATCATTTTGAACTTCAACACCTTTTTCTATAAGATTATTTTTCAAATTGGTATGGCAAGTTTTCAATTCATTTTTTATATTAGTAGTTTCATCAACTAATTGCTTAAGAGTTGCCATTATAACACCTCTCTTATTGCATTTATATTAGCTTCTAAAGTAGATTTATTTGTTCCTAGTTCATTCTTTAAAGAGTTTATATTATCTTCTACAGTAGACCCATTACTCATAGTAACCTTACTAGCAACTAAATCTAAATTATTAACTTTGTTTTCCAACTCTAATATTCTATCAGCTAATGCTCCTGCTACATCTCCACTTAATATATCTTTTATAGTCTGAAACCAAGTATTAAAGTCTATTCCCCATTGTGTAGTTGCAGTTTCTATCCAGCCTTTAACATCTTGCCCTCTTTCATCTATGTAACCTTGTAGTTTTCTATATAATTCTGACGTTTCAATTTCTTTTACTGTTTGTGTAACTATGCCACATACATTTTCATCTAATCTAGTATCAGTTATTTTGCTTTGTTGTATAGATATAACACCATTTTCTACTAATATGTCAGCAATTGCTAATTCATACATATCTTCGTCTCTTTGTAGCGTTGGAGATATAGGATCACTTGCAAAGTTTCCTTTTTTAACATAACATTTAATTTCTCTGTTTATAAAATCTAATCTTATAACTATCCTATCTATGCGTTTTAAAACACCATCTGCAGGTTCTATTTTTAACACTAAATTATCAGTATTATAATACATATAACCATTTATCCAAGCTTTACCAGGTTTTACTGTTATATTCATATCATCAGTATTAGAAATAACTTGTAATCCACTACTAGGATTAGGAAAAACTCCATTACCTATAAAACTTCCAAAGTAAGTTGCATAATCTTCTGCTGTATATGTTCTGTCCCATTCATTTCCGATAAGTTCGGCATTAAAAAAACTTGATTTTTCCATGCTATCCCCTCACTTTCATTTTTATTTTATCTAGTAGGGTAGGTATATTATTACCAAAAGTTATACTTAAACTTTTGGTACTTTCCCATACTTCTTCTATTTCAGTTATCTTTGTATCTAAAACTAAATTCCATTTTTTATTTATTACGGTTACAGTATCTCCTAGTCTAAAATCTTTCCCATATTCTAAATTAGATAATAATGAAATCTTACTTTCAAAAGTTTCTACTTCTGTACATTCTCGTAGTTTTTCTTTTCCTCTTTGCTCTAAAATTTTATTATATGTTTCAATTGGAATATCAACTTCATAATTCTCTTCATATTCACTCCCATCTTCATTCGTTACTATTCTTGTTTTTTGCTCTTTATCGGATAAATCTCTTGCATCTGTATAAAGTTCATATCTGTTTAATCCTTCATGTTCTCCAACTTCAAACACCTTTCTATTTATCCCTTCTCCTGATCCAGCAACAAGTGTTACATTTTTATAATTATTTAAGCTATCTACATATTCTTGTTCTTCTACATTTTCATAATCTCTAGAAAATACGCATGGAGAAATAATATTTTGATTAATAGTTCTATCAGTTCCAGAAAATGATTTTAACAGTAATTTTTTATTTATATGATCTAATAAAATATAAAAAGATACGTCAGTTGTCTTAGATATACCTATGATTTCATCTAAAACATTTCCGTATCTATTTTGATAATCTATATTTAATGTGTCCGCTAATTCTCCTATAGCTATATTCTCTATTTTCCTTTTAATGTTTTTAGGTGCAATTACATTTTCATTCACTATTCTTTTAACTACTTCATTAGCGTTATTTTTTTCAACTATCTGATTGTAAATAATTCTCCTATTAAGTATATTAAGTAAGCTTTTCCCGTTTACTTGTATATATTCACTACCATCTTGATTTAATTTAATTTGTCTAGTATCTACAATAAAAGAATTTTGTTCATTTACATATATTATATTATCCTTTTGCAATATTTCTAAATCTCCTATATTAAAAGGTATATGTAATTCAAATTCTCCTATATCATAAAATTTTTGTTTATATCTAAAGCTGCTAAAAATGTCTATTATACCTATTAAATCTAACTTTGTATTAAATACTTTGATATCCATATTAAACCCCCAAATATTTAGGAGAATAATATATATTACAAGTTAAAAAGTCGATACCTTCATCTGCATTATATCTAAAAAGGTTATCTCCTTTTTTTAATTGTAAAAAATCACTTTCAAAATCTAATAAATGAAGTATCTTTGTTTCAACCCCATTAAGATTACTTGTAATATATTTCTTTCCTACGTTAGTATTGATAGTTATTTTTTCTCCTCTTGCCATATTTTTATTTATCTTTATGAATTTTCTAGTATTTACATCAAATAAAGAAGGATTTTTAAGTTCTTTCTTAGCTATAAATTCTATTCTCATACCTACTTCAACATCTCCAGTATTATTACAATTAACTATAAGACTCGGTTGCTTATATCCCATTATAGTTGGAATATTAAGAGGAAAATGAAAACTGCCTTTTATTTGTGCTATTTCAACTTTAGCTTCTTTTTTATCTCTCCAAAATGGGTACGGAGCAACTAATTCTACTATAAAATCAATTACACCGTAGCCATTTACCGTAAACTTAGGCCCATTGGTTACTATACAGTCTATACAGTATTCTTTACTTTCTTCTGTATCTTTATATATAAGTAATCCGTTTGATTTAACATTAAATGTTTCAATTAAATTTCTTTTTATGTTTGCTACTTGTTCTTTATCTTTTGATATTATTTTTCCTATAATAGCTAATGATCTTTCATTGATAGTTGTATTAAATACATTAATCCCATCAGTAAAAGTTATTTTTGAGCTGGAAATTTGATTGCTTAACCCATCTTTTCCCTCAACATAATACAACCTTAGAAAAGAAGGTTTAGTATTTAGTTCAATACTCTTATTATTCTCGTTTATATATTTAATTTGCATATTAATCCTCCTTTCTAAAATCCTAATGCTAATCTTCTTTGAGTTTTTTCAATTTCTTTAGCAGTTTCATAAGGACTTAACGGTCTGCTAGCATTTATTGTAATATTTGTATCTCCCATTTTTAATGAGTTTCTATTGTTGCTTAATAATACATTTGAAGGTTTTAAATTAGCATTATAAGCACCTATCACACTACTTGCTAATCTTTTACTTGCTTTTGTAACTCTATTATTTTCATCATCTATACCTATTGCTAATCCTTCACCTGTCCATCTACCAAATTGAGTAAATACTTTAGAAGGAGAATTTATACCAAGCGCTTTTTTAGCTGCATTAACCGCTCCACTTACTACTCCATTTATAGCTCCTACAACATTACTAGCCATACCCTTGATACCATTGATTAGTCCTTGTATCATATCTCTACCAACCTGAACTAAGTTAATATTTTTAATGACATTTACAGCTTGTGTCATAAAGTTTTTTACAGTTGTAGGTACTTGTCTTATATTTGAAGTAACAGCACTTAATAAGTTAGACATCATAGTCTTTGCTACACTCCACAACGCTTGAAATGCATTAGCTCCAAAAGTTCTAAGAGTATTAAAATTACTAGTACCTGTTGATACTAAATTTTTAACAAAATTTATACATGCAGAAATACCACCACTAAAGAAACCTTTGATTGAGTTCCACATATTACTAATAATATTAGGAATTGACTTCCCAAAATTTTTAATCATGTTAGGTATATTGACTGCAAATTGTACTTGCATCCAGTTCCAAATGAATGAAATTGCATTACTAAATATTTGCTTTATACTTTCCCAACACCCTTGAAAATTACCCTTGAATAAATTTTGGAAAAAGTTAATTATTCCATCTATGATCGCTAATCCACTTTGAACAACATTACCTATAGCTGTTATCGTAGACATAATAAATCCAGCTATAAAATTCCAAGCAAAACTTACTACTGTGGTAATTAATGCTCCATGTTCATCCCAAAATGCTGTCATAGATTGAATTATAACTCCTACAGTATCTCCCATAGTTTGGAATATAGCTATAGCAGTTTGTACAAACGGTTCTATCCCTGGTGCAAACCTTTGTATAGTTCCCATTAAACCATTTTCAGATAAAGAACTTATTACATTTTCAACATAAGGTAATACATTTTCTAGGCCCTGCTTTAATTTATCAAATATCGGTTGAGCTAGTATACCTGCCGCTTGACTCATATTATCTTTTAATGTAGATACCATACCACTAAAAGATTTAGATTGCTTAACCATACCACCTTCAACACTACTTGCTAAGTTATCCAATGCTGATTGATATATATCAGCAGAAATCTTACCTTCACTAGCCCATTTTTTAACATCAGCAGTATTTATATTAAGTTCTTCTGCCAATGCTTTATATATAGGAATACCTCTATCTTGAAGTATATTTAAATCTTCTGTATAAGCTACTCCAGCTTGTTTTACTTGTGCATATTGCCTTACCATTTCTTGAAGTGAATCTGCTTGAATACCAAATGCTCCAGATAGATCTCCAAACTTAGTTAATTGGTCAAATAGTGATTGTCCTTCAAATCCTGCGTTATGAAGTTGAGTAGCCATAGCTTCTACTCCCATTTTTTCAAATGGTGTAGTTGCTGCAAACTTTTCTATGTCTTTAAGCATTTTATTAGCTTTTTCTTGAGTTCCTAATAAAGTTTCCCATTTTATAGAGGAGGTTTCTAAAGTAGCATTATAATCTATACCTGCTTTAGCTGCATTTACAAATCCAGTTACAAGATTTTTACCAACATCATAAATCATAAAAGACGCTATATTTTGAGCGACCTTACCAATAACAGTACCTAAGCTATTAGCTTTACTTTCAGCTTTACCAATACCTTTTTCAAAGTTATCAGTTTTAGCATTAATATTTACCCATAAGTCACCTATAGTTGCCATTCTCTCACCTCACTTTCTACTTGAGGTAATAAAAAAAGTGCCTATTTCTAAGCACTTATCTTAATTCCTGTATTTGTAATCTTATATTTAAGACCATTTTGTTTAGCGAATTCTATTAATTCTAAATCATCTTGGGTTAATTCTCTTTTATTATGTAAAATAGGGTATTCTCCAATTAGACTTTCAATATCATCAATATCTCCACCTAAACACTGTATGATCCATAACCCTAACTTAGCAAATTTACTCATATCTTCATAGTAATTAACTTGCTTAACATAAACCGCTATATCTGAATTAAACATTTCACTCTTTTCTCTAATTGTTAATTCTTCTATGTCAGTTTTTTTATATCCATATTCTTTAGCAAAGAAAATTAACTCCTCTATGCTAATTTCATAACTTGAGAAATAACCTTCTTTGCTCCTATAAAATTTACCTCTATAAATGCTACTAATAGCTCCTCTACTTCAGATATATATGCATTTTCTATATCTTCTACAGTTAACTGAGGGAATATAATAGTTATCTTATCCTCTAATTGTTCAAATATGATATTAAATATATCATCAGTTGTTCTATTATCTAAATCTATTTTTAATAAATCATTAAAACTAACTGAAATATCTTTAGCTAATTGTTTTAATTCTTTTATTTTTTTCTCAACAACTAATATTTCTTTATTTCCAAATTTAACAACTTTATTTCTCATATTAACATTCTCCCTTTATATAATTAATCATCAAGTCCATTTAATTTTCCATTACCTTTTGCTTTTATAGATATTTTTAATTTATCCTTAACAGTTGTATCTATATCAAGTCCTGTTATTTTTATATTTCCACTAAAATCTTCTTTCTCAGCAGTCTTATCTACATATAGCTTTATAGGTAAATTTTCTCCGCTAACTAAAGCTGCCATCACTGCCTTTTGGCCTGTAGTATCTGCTTTATTAAAAGTACCTTCCATAGATACTTCCCAAGATTTTGTTGTAACTTCAGTTTCTTCCCATCCGTCAGAATCAAAACTAGTTGTATCTACTTCATTAGCTTTTATGCTAAGTTTCCAGTTTTCCATTTTAGTAATAGAGTTTTCTCCAGTTTTTATTGCTCCTTTTTCTCCGGTAAATGCCATTACTTAACACCTTCTTTCGATATTATATAATTCACACTAAACTCACTTCTTCCCTTTTCATCCTTACCTATAGAAAAAGGGCTCTGTTGTGGTTTATAGCCTTCCAATTTATTTAACAGACTAAATATATCTTTAATTACCTTCTCTCCTTTAGGATAGCTTTTATTTCTAGATATAATTTGAAGTCCAATATATTCAATAGTAGTATCATCAAAATAAAAAGTAGGTTCTAATCCAGTTGTACTGAATAAACCTACTCCATCTCCATCAACTATACTTCCTATAGTTATAGTTTCATTTATTCCATTTTGTTCTAGGTATTGTTTTATATATCTAAACATTTAATGCTCCTTTCAGAACATCTTTTATTCTTTTAATATATACTGATTGATTTTCTCTAAAAGGCCTTTCTAAGAATTTAGCACCTCCACCTCTTTTAAAGTTAAAGTGTATTCCTTCATGTTGCCTTCTTGTATAAGGTAAACTAGATCCAACTTGCCAATGCATAGGGCCTTTTCTTCTAGGTATTGCTAACTCACCTCGTAAATCTCCACTTTCTACTGGTGCAGCTTTACTACTTTTACTTCCTAAATCTAAAGCTATATCTGCTAATTCTTCCTCTGCTACATCTGGGATTTCTTTAGCTAACTTATTTAGATTTTTAAGTAACTCATCTAGTCCTTCTATTTCTATATTGCTCATAGTAAATAACCTTTATAGCCTATAACACCTTCTAAATCCACTATAGAATTTACAGCTATAACCTTTCGATTATCTATATAGTCACCTACTTTTATACGCTCATAGCACTGTATAATACCATCAGATACAACTTCCTCACCTTTGTCATTGACAATACGTTTAAATCTATCTATTAACCTACATTCAACTTCTTTTGCTTCACCAAATATAGGTTCATTGTACTCATCCATACCTATCAATGATTTTAATATAACCACCTGATTTAAATAATCTCTTAGCATATGGAAGCACATCCTATCAAATAAGGTTTTAAATATTCTATAGCTTCAGTGCAGACCTTCTTCCTAGCTTTAGAAATATCATAACTTTCACTAAGTCCCTCTACATTAAAACTAGTAACTCCTTGTTCTATTAATCTAGATCTTTGAGTATTTTGAGTTTTAATAAGGTATAAAGCTTGCTCACATATAGCTTTCTTTAAATTATCTTCCTTATATTCATCAGTATATTTACTAAATCTAAGTCTATTAATTTGATTACTAGCCATTTTAAGTGATTGCTCTTGTTTATTATTTTCAGCCATTAGCCAGTCATCTGAAAATAGCCTTTCATTATAAAAATAACTATAAGCATCTTCTATTGTTATCATATAATCACCTACTTCAATAAAAAAGAAGCTAGGTTTTATCCTAACTTCTCTATTAATTCAGCTTTCTTTAAACTTGAATATCCTTCTATTCCTTTATTTTTAGCTATTTCTCTTAATTGAGCTACTGTCATAGAAGAATAGTCTATTTCTTGTGGGACCGCCACTTCTTCGACTAACTCAACTTCTTCAGTTGGTATTGAAGCTATTCGTGTGCTAGGCACTATGCTTTACAACAAACTTTATTGCATCATGTTTTTTATCTAATATAAATACATCTTCAAAAGATTCTTCAAAGTATACATATTTACCTTGAGTAACAGCACTTGGTGCTTGTAATTGTGCAAACTCATAAGAAACTATAGGTAATACAGCACTTGGATGTACTAAACACATAGCTATCTCTTTAGCAGATCCACCTACTTCAAATCCATTATCAAAAGTGTATTCAGTTTTCATTAATTTAGTTGGTACAGATATTACCTCAACTTCATCAAGTCTTGAAACGCCTCTTAATAAAGTTTTATCTCCGTTTGTTCTTACTATTGTTATAGCATTGTCTATTAATGTCTTTGTATATGTATCTACATATAATATTCTTCCAGTAGAAGGAACTAATGATTCATCCATTTCATCCATTAATTCATCAAATACTTTTAATACTGTATCCTCTGTTAATTCTGCCTCTTGAGGAACTACAGCTTTTTTATCATTTTTTAATTTATATAAATTAGATATTAAATAAGCATCCATTTCTGGGAACTTTTCAGTTTCATTCATCGTCTTAGTTATATTAGCTATAGAAACAACTTGATTAGTTTCATCTACATCTTTAGGATGAACTAAAGTTTCCCATATTCTATGATTTTTTAATGTTTTTGTTTCCCATGCATTATTAAAGTTTCTAGAAAATTGACCTATAGTATCTCTGTCTCCATTCTTTCTTCCTCCTACAGATAAAGTAGGTATTTGTATAGTTTTAGCATCTACTATTCTATATTTAGATGAATTTTCAGTACTCCATAATCTTCCAAAGTGTAGTACATTAGGATAAGCATTTGCTAATTCTTTTGAATATTGTTGTGCATAATTTAAAGTTGTCATATTATAAATTCTCCTTTATTTTTAATTATTTTATTGGTTGGAAATTAAAATTAAACCCTGTTTCTTTTGGTTCTCCTCCACCTGTAGGATTAAATCCACTTCCAGTTGAAGTTTGGTCTAAATCAAACAAATATGCATCTGATTCCTTTAAACTATTTATTTGATCTTCTAGGCCATCTAATTTTCCATCTTGATATTTTATATTATTCATATCAAGTAAAGCTTTTAAAGCCTTATTATTTTTACATTTAGCTCCAGTTAGTTCACCTTCTAGAGCATAATCAAATTGCATTTTATTTATTTTATTTTCATATTCTGCAACTTGATTTTTATTTAAAACTTGCAAGTCTTTAATCTGTTTTAATAATTCTTCATTATCTTTGTTGTTTTTAGATAAATCAGATAGTTGTGTATCTCTTTCTTTTAAAAGATTATCAAGCTCACTCTTTTGAGTTTTTAACTTATTATATCTTTCTTCTGCATTTTCTAATGAAGTCTCATAAACCTTATTTTCCTTCATAGAAGTTTGTATTGCTTTTATTTGCTCATCTGTAAGTCCTTGAGCTTTTAATATTTCTAATAACTTCATAATATCCTCCTACGCTTTTTACGTGTTTGCATCACTAGAGTTTTTCTATATCCTGTTCTTTTACATCTATCAGTAATAGAATAAAAGATAATTTATTGCATAATAAAAACACCTACATAAGTAAGTGTTAATACTTCTCTATATAAACACTAATTCTGTGTCTACAGCGTGGATGTATATTGTTATATCCCTTATTAAATCCTGGTATAGTATTTAGTTTAGGATATCTTTTATCATCTCCACTTATAGAATATATCTTGCCTTCGTACTTTTGACATACTGGGCATGCACTTTTATGTTCTGACATTATAACTAAATCCTTTTTATACTCCTTTGCTACATTTAAAATACTTGTATTTTGAGTTTCTGCAACAATGGATCTAGCTAATAATTCAGCATAAACAGTAAAAGGAATAACTCGACCTCTTTTATCAGTTATTCCTCCAATACCTTCATTAATTAAAGCTTCTCTAAGCTCTTTTTGTAACTCTTTAATAGTTTGGCCTGTTGCAAATTTAAGTTGAGCATTAGTTAGACCTATATCTCGTATAGTGTCCTCTATTTTTCTACCAACTTGATTATTAACCTCTGAAAAGTTATTTACTAAATTCTCAGTTAATATATCTATTGCATCAGCATGTAATGATGTGAATCCATCTTTTATATTAGCTATTTCTAATAACTCTAAAGATTTTTCATAAGCTTCTAGATATAATTCCTTAACTATATCTTTAGATAGCTTTGATGTTTTGACTTGTAATTTCATTAATTCAAGCTTAACTTGCTTCAATAAAGACTCATAAAAATCAGTTACTTGACCTTTTACAATCTTAGTACTAATTATATTTATAAGTCTTTTTTCTGCTCTTATATATAATTTAATGAGTTGTTTTATCTTTTTATCATAATTACTCATCTAAATCATCTTCTTTACCATAATCAAAATTCATATTTGATAATGGATTATTATTTACTTCATCTTGTTTTATAGCTTCTATTTCCTTGGCCGTATCTTCATCTGATAAGCCATCTAATCTTTGAATAGCACTATATTGACTTAGAGTTGATTTATTTCCAGTTCTTATAGCCATTACCTCAGCTTCTTCTTTTGGATCACCTGGTAAACCATCATTCCAGAATATATTAATCTTCTCTTTAGATAAATCAATGATACCATCTCCACCAAGTTGGCTACAAAGTTTTATAGCTTTTTTAATACCTGCATCAAACCTCATTCTAACTCTATTTGTCTTAGCTAAAGGACTTATCATCATTCTTCTAAGTGCTGTCCCACTAGCTATTTGACCAGCTTTAGCTTCATTATCAAATATAGCACTTCCCATTTCAGATACTACAGATAATATATTTATGAGCTTTTCTATTATTTTAAAGTTTGCTTCTAGTTGTGCATCCCATGTAATATATTCAACTGGTGGATCTTCTACTGTATCCCTAGGGAAATAGTTCCCCATCTTTAATTGCCACTCTCCAGTATGAGGATTTCTTACTAATGCACTAGACGGTCCTTGTACACTCGGTTCTGCATGTTTATCTAATATCTTAGATATTTGGCTTATTCTAACTTCTAATTCAGATATAATACTATCTAAATCAGAGTAATCATCAATTCCATACACTCTATCGCTTGTAAGTAAGTTATGTATTGGAACTATAGCAAAGTCATTTAATCCAGTATTAACTTTTTTTAATTCTTCATGTACTTTGCCTATTGTATCTTCATTATCATTAAGCTTATATGTTATAGTCTCATAAAATCCTTTAGAATGTATTTCTACATATAGATAATGATCATACTCTTGCTTACTTCTTCCAAAGAAGCTAGAATTAGGTTTTAAAACCTTATATGTATGAGCTAATACATGATGCTTTATTTTTCTAATATTTCTAGGATCTACAACTTTAAAATAAAAAGAAGGTTGAGTTATATCAATTACTCCTTTGCCTTCTTCATCTTTGTAAACATTTAAAATACTATCTCCGTATCTAGATAAATCTATTGCACTAGCGTAACAAGTATTAATTAAGTCACTATTTTCTGATATATTATCTAAACATATTTGTTCCTTACTATCATCGTCACCACAAGTTATTTTAGGAGGTTCTCCTAGTAAGAAGTCAGCTATCTTTAAGCTAATTAACTTCTGAAAATTAACTATAACATGATAGCTAACTACATTCTCAAAGTTTCCTATAACTCTAGTGATTCTTTTAAAGCTTTCTTTATATACTTCTTCATGCTCACATTCAAATATACGTTTATGCCTCATATATTTTTCAAGTCTTTTTTCTTCTCCTGGAGGTGGCCAAGGTTGTCCTACCTTCAAGAATTCTAAACTAGTTAACATATTACCACCTCCTTAATAGTTAATATTAATAGGACCTTTACTTTTATTATTTATAATATGCTCTAATGCATATCTAACAGCATCTATGTGATGATTCTCTTTATCTGGATATCCAGATATAACTTCTCCATCTTTAGTTCTTTCATATTCATATTCTAAAAATTCTGTAGCAGTATAAGGGCATCTAATATTATCTATTACTATCTCATTTAAAGAAACTAACCATTTCATAGAATAGTCCACACTTCCAGGACCTTTTCTAGCTCCTCTAGCTGATAACCCATAATTCTTATAATCTTGTATTGATTTCTTTTCAGCGCTATCACAAGTTATTATATCTGCTGGAGTTACACCTTTCTCATTAACTAATATTTCATAAGTATCTTTATTTGATTTTTTATTTTCTCTAGCTTCATCATATATATATAACTTATTTTGACTCGGATTATAATACATTTTATTCCATGTCCAAGGATCAGGAAACCATCCCCAGTCAACACCCATATATATTCTATCAAACACATCTATTTCATCATCGGTAATTTCTCTAATAATAACATTGTCAAATACATTCCCACCATTACCATTAGCAATACCTAAATATTCATGTTCATATGATTTCGGGTTAATTTCTTTTAAGTGTTCTGCTTCTTCTATAAATGCTTTACCTAGCCATTTCTTAGGCACTTGAGTATAATTACTATGATTAAAATATCTATTCTTTTTCGGCACTTTAACATATTTATTAGCCCAATTATTAGCAGTCTTAGGAGGGTTAAAACTTTTAAATATATAGGCTTTATCTCCACCTCTTACTACAGATTGCTCTATAGTTCTAACAGCTTCTGGTCCTTTAAATTGGTCTAACTCCTCAAACCATAATATTCCTAAATACCCACTCTTAACTTTAATACCTTTTAACTTAGTAGGTTCATCAGCACCTCTAAAGTAAATCTTTTGTCCTGTAGGTTTATATGTTATTTCTAAAGGAGAATAGGTGCACTTAAATTCTTCTGTCAATTCTAATGATTCTATAGCCCATTGTATTTGAGCGAATACTGAATCTCTTAAAGTATTTGCTACTTGCCTTACTATTACTGCATTAAGCTCTGGATTATTTTTTATAAGCTCAATTATTTTAAGTGATATAAAAGAAGATTTAGTTGACCCTCTACCTCCACTAAATACATACTCAGTAAAAATATTTTCTTCAAATTTATGTAAAGCTTCAACAAAAGCTGGAGAAATTACATTCCAAGGTAAAGCAAAAGATTTATCATCAACTTTAATATCTTCTTCAGTAGCCTTCTTTATTTCCAAATCCATTTTCATTTCTTTTAATCTTATTTCTCTATCATTAAATAAGTAATATCTTTTAGCTAATAATTCAGAAGCTTTAATTTTATCTTTAGCATCTAACTTTTTATCTACTATTTCAATTTCAGTTATAAAATCACCTGCGCTTTTAGTAACAACAACTTGCTCTGTCTCTTCATCTCTTATAACCCTAGTAAGATATTGTAAAACTTCTTCAGCCTTAGCTATTCTATTACTCGATATTTCTTCCATTTTTTCTTCTATATATTGCTTAATGTCTAGTTTTGACAAGTTCTCACTTGCTATCCTGTTTAAATTATTACCTTTATACCCTGCCTTTTGAGCAGCTTCTGTGGCGTTGCCTAACTCTATATAGTAATCTGCAAACGCCTTCTGTTTTGGTGTAAGCTTCACAACGCCCCCTCCTTTTCTATAATAAAAAAGAACCCTATTTCTAGAGTTCCATTAATTTAAGTTAAATCTAATATTACACTTTTAAAAAGTGCTAACTCTTTTAAATCAACAGTCGATTTAACTTTTGCATTTTTTAATATTAATTTACTATCTCTACTTTTACATATGACAGCTATTTCTTTTAAAGCTAAAGTAGTGTACTCATTAGCATCAAGTATAACACTTCCTCCAACGGTAACTATATCTTTTATAGATGCAACTGATTTTCTCATTTATCTACCACCTCCATAAAACATATAATTCTATTTAATTCGATAATTTCCTTCTTTTTTCTTATATTTATCAAACTTAGGCTTCTTTTTCATTTCTCTATCCAATTCTCTTAATTTTTCATCTTCTAAGTCATGGATCATCTTAATAACTTCATCCACATCTTTCCAAACTTTCATATCCAAAACCCCTTTTGAATACAATTTGAATACTAAAAAAGACCCACACGTGAAAGGTATGAGTCCTTCTTAATGTTCAACAGAAACTTAAATAATAACCTTTGAAAACGTAGCTTACTAAAAAGGCTACTCCTTTCACCCCAATAAGGCATTATTTTTTATATTTGGTGCAAGTTGCAGGAGTTGCACCTGCTATCACTCTTACTTGCATGTTAGGTAGGCGGGGAAACCTACCTTAGAAATTTTACATATTTTGGGGACAAGAAATTAAATTCCTATAGTAGTATTATCTCATATATAATTCCTTAAAAAATCTTTAATTTGTAGTTAAAGTGTAGTAAAAGTGTTGTTTTTCAGCGTTATTTTTCATATAAATAATCTTTTATGGGTAAATCGCTATAATCAGGTTGTAACATCCCTGCAATTTTATACACTACATTCTCTCTTAACTTATATAAATAACTCCTGTCCATATGCATTTTTATAGATATGTACTTCATATTATTTTTACTTTTACTGTTATAAAATAAATTAAAGAAATCCGTTTCTATAATATCTAAACATGTTAAAGCATTTTCTATTTTCTTTTTTTCTATTTCTTTTTCTAACTTAGCTTGCATTAACTTTCCTATTCTTTTTTCTTTAGCTATAACTTCATTTTCAACTGATCTATTAATATTATAAGTTACGCCAGTACGTTCATCATAACTTATAGCACCACATCCTCTATACTCATTCTTTTCTCTTTCTATATCTAACTCTAAATTCTTTATTTGTATCTCTAAGTATTTATAATTATGAAGGCGACATTCTGTTTCTCTAAATAATTTCTTTTTATCTTTTGTCATTGTATTTCCCCCTTAAATCTATTTATAAATTTATATATTCTAATATAGTATTTTTAGCTTCCTCAAAGCCTACACATACTTTTGCATAGTAGCCTCTAGTATTTAGTTTATCTACCCATTCTTTTTGATTCTTAGAAGCTTTTCCGCCTTCTGCTTTTAGTTCTATAAATAGTCCTGCATATTGCTTATTAGGATAAGCTAAAAATAAATCTGGAAAACCTGATCTAGTTCCCATTCTTTTAAATTTAGCAGCTTCTCTAGCATTTCTTTTCCCGCCATTAGGACTATGGTGTATATCACCAAGCATAGGATATTTACATTTTTGTAATTCACACCATTGTATTAATTGTATTTGAATTAAATCTTCACCTTTCATATTCAATCTCCTATTTATTTAAATATACTACTTCTACATAATCACTCTCACAATCTCCACATTCTAAATCTATGTCCCTATCAATTGATACAGAAATCGTTTCTGACCCACATTCTAGGCACTTAATTTTACACACTCTCCCACTTTCAAATGCTCTACCTATAAAATTTTCTAATATCTCCATAAATCATAATCTCCCCTTATCATATAATTATTATTATCAATATATCGACCGAGTATCACCTCACTATTAACCGACCTCGGTCAAATAAATTATTGTTTTATTTGTTCATAATCTCTGCCACCTATTTATGTTATAATATATTTAGCTCATCTACCAAGTTGTAGAAGGAGAAAGCTGGTTCTAGTAATGCTATTACCAGCCTTTTTTATGCTTTAAAACTCCTCTTTAGTTAGTTGGTACCGACATTGATTTCGGTACCAAATTTATTAAAGTATATCCATTAATACATCTTCTATTTCATCTATCATTTCATCATCATTAATATCGTTGTAATCTAAAAATTCTTCTATTCCAAATACACTATTAAGTCTATTAAGTATCATACTAGCTATATTTCTATGATCATATCCATTTACTTCAATATCTTTTCCTAGCATCTGCATAACATCTCTAGCTTGTCCTGATATGTATTTAATTCTTGATCTACTATCTATTATCGCTTTATCTCCAGCCTTTACAGTAAGCTCTCTTCCTCCTACTGTTTTAAGTGTAAAATCTTCCGTTATTTCTATTTCTTGACCTATTTTATATTTCATAATTTCCTCCTAAAACTCCTATCTTACTTACTAAAAACTCTTTCTATTTTTATATTTCCATTTTTATAACATCTTATCTTTAATTCAATTCCACAGTGAGGACAAGATACTTTAACTATTTCAAATTTTTCAAGTACATAGTATTGCCTAGGACAATTAATACATTCTCCTGGTTTGACTATAACCTTTTCGCCATTTAAAACTCGTTTCTCAGCTTCATTTCTCTGTTCTGGTACTATATATTTCATCACTAAAGGACTTATCATAATCTCCACCTCCTATTTGTTAATACAATTATTTATATAATTTTCAATGCATTTCCATTGTTGCTTTATATATGGATCATCTAAACTTCCTCCACTCGAAGTCCAATCTCCTATTCTATTTTTTACGTCTAATAGTATTTCAGTCGGTATATTATAATTTAATATCGCATTATTAAAATCTTCATAAGTATTTATTTTCATATTAAAACTCCTCTTTTAACCGTATATCTTATCTTTATCTACAACCAATAATTGTAATGCTAGTACACTTTCATGTGAGTTGTAACCTTCACCTTTGTTACAGAATATAATAGTATAATCTATTTCTGTAATATACATATGTGCAAATCTTTCAAATGCTTTATCTTTATTTACAAAGTGTGATTTATCTTCACCT